AAAGAGCAAGACGTGCTTTGGAGAAAAACGGTACTGTACATAAAGGTGATGGAAGGGATGTGGATCATAATGATGGCAACCCTATGAACAATTCTATGAGGAATCTGTCTGTTAAGAATAAAACAAATAACAGATCATTCCCTAGAAATAAAAACGCTGGTAAGGCATAAAAAAAGGAAGTAATAAAATGGCATCTTTTGGAGAGGCATTTAAAGCAGCTCGCAAGAAATTTGAAAATTCAGGTAGTGCAGGTGATTTTGTATTTACTTGGAAAGGCAATAAGTATAACGTGCTTAAAAAAGGTGAGTCTAAAAAAGGTGCAATGAAAAAGTTTTCTGTACCTAAAACGTCTTTGCGTCCTAAGTTACGACCTAAAGCTGTACCAGCGCAAGAAGCACCAAAGAAAAAAGACGCAATTAGTAAAGAGCAAAGAGCTAGGCAAGCTACTCTCCCTAAAACTGGTAGGGCTTTAAATAATAGCGCAATGTCCCCTGCTCAACAAATTGAAAAGTTACGAAAAGATATAGCAAAAGCTCAAAAAGATAGTGCTGCTAAACGTGATGCTATAAAAAAGGCTCAAGCAGAAGCTGATAAACTTCTTGCTCAGACGCGCCCTGATTCTGGTGTTTTTAAAAGCTTAAATAAAGACTTGAATGCACAAAGAAAGGCGTCATCTGCAGAACGAAGAGGTCCACCCTCTGCACCTGTAGCCAACTCAGGTAAAGGTGGTAAAAATAAACCTATTAAACGCAAGCTTGTTACTGATTCTGGTGTATTAAAAAGCTTAGATAAAGACCTTGTAGCACAAAGATTGGCCTCTTCAGCAAAACGAAGAGGCCCACCCTCTACCCCTGTTAAAAAACGTAGAGATAGTAAAGACAATCAAAGCCAATCACAGTCTGGTATTTCGGCTAACGCAGAAAATACTTTAAAAGCAAGGTTACGTCAGAGGGAGGCAGACAAACGACAGAGGGAAAAAGACAGACGCAATAAGGCACGTAGTGAAGCTGCAAGATTAGAAAAAGGTTTAAATTCTAAACCTGCTGAAAGACCACGCAGTAACACCCGTTTTCCTGTAGGTGAGGTATCTAGCTCACGCGGTCGTGGAGACCCAGATAAGATTCGTGCTGGTGATGAAAAGAATGCTTTAGACACAGCAGCAGAAAGACGCGCCATAGAAAAACTCATGAATATGAACAAAGGTGGAATGACTAAAAAGTCAGGCTATAAGTATGGTGGCTTGGCTACTACAAATAAGCCTAAAGCTGTAGGTAAAGTAGGTAAAAAACCAATGGTTATGAAGGATGGCAAGAAAATCCCAGCATACGCTGCAGATGGTATTGGAAAAATGAATATGGGCGGCATGGCTAAGAAGAAAACTGGCTATATGTATGGTGGCATGGCTACTACGAAAAAACCTGCTACTAAAATGATGGGCGGTGGCATGACTAAAAAGAAAACAATGACTTACAACATGGGTGGCATGGTCAAATCCCAAGTCAACAATTTGAAAGGGAAGAAATAATGGCCTTACCTATTCTATACATGGTAGGAAGCATGGTAGTTCGCGCTGCTGCTCCTGCAATAATGCGTCAATTGGCTACTTTAGGAGCTAAAAAACTAGGCAAAAAAGCAGTAGAAACAATAGTTAAAAAAGGCACAAAGATTGTTACGCCTAACGCTGGTAATATTTCAACTATTGCTAAAAATGCTAGAACTGCTGCAAATAAGGTAGTATCTAAAACTAAACCTAAACCACAGAATAAACCTAAGCAAGGTCCACGTGTCCCTAGAGAGGGTGATAAGAACTTTGTAGGAGCTTCGCGTCCCAAGCAAGGCCCACGTATCCCTAGAGAGGGTGATAAGAACTTTGTAGGAGCATCACGCCCCAAGCAGGGTCCAAAACCTATGCAAGGCCCACCCAACGTAACTAAGTTTCAAAAGGTAAAGCCAAAGCCAAAAACATCTACTGCAAATACCGTTAAAAAGGCTGCAGTACTAACTGCAAGTATTGCTAGTGTAGGTTTAAATTCAGACGCAAAGAAACCTGCAGCACCAAAGAAAAAAATAACTAAACCAGACCTCCAAGCTTTTTCAGGTTCAACAGATCGTAAAGCTGCCCCTAGACCCAAACCTAAAGCTGATCCCGGAAGACAGACTAATCCTATTCCTATTAATAAGCCTACTAATAAACCTACTAATAAACCTACTGATAAGCCCATGACTCTTAGGACTTACTTAAATACGGCTATTGATAAACGAGGGTCTACTTTGTCAAAAGAAAAAGCTAAAGGTAAGAATTTTAAGAGTATTGCTGCGGCTAAAAAGGGCAAAAGCTTGTACTACATGAAGGGCGATAAAGTTATGGCGGCTGTATACAAAGAAGACCTTAAAAAATAATCCTTGACACAACTAATCTTCCCTGCTACTATTACGGTGGGGATGTTATTTTAAACTTCGCATAGCGGGGTTGCAATTATAGCTGTATAAATTTTAACTTGAGCATGGTATAACTGTCTTTGTGGTCAAACATAAGGAGAGATACCATGTTCAAGAAATTTATTAAATTAATTCAAGAATACCAAATGCGTAGGGTAGACTACTGGCAACTTATTAATATGTCAGATTTTGCTCTCAGAGATATTGGAGTTACCCGTGGCGAAATCAAGCAAAAGCTCTACGGCAAAGACCAAGGCTAAACCAAAAGCTAAGTCTAAGGTAAATGAAGCGGGTAATTATACTAAACCAGCTTTGCGTAAGCGTCTTTTTGAACGGATTAAAGCTGGTACTAAAGGTGGTGCGGCAGGTCAATGGTCTGCACGTAAAGCACAGATGCTTGCTAAAGCCTACAAAGAAGCTGGTGGGGGTTATAAATAGTAATGCCTAAAGATCCAAAATTAGGCACAGGTAAGAAACCTAAAGGTAGTGGCAGAAGGCTTTATACTGATGAGAATCCTAAAGATACTGTTAGTATAAAGTTTGCTACTGTCAAAGATGCTAAAGAAACTATAGCTAAAGTAAAAAGAATAAAGAAACCGTATGCACGTAAGATACAAATACTAACAGTATTAGAACAACGTGCTAAGGTTATGGGTAAGACTGAAATTGTAAAGCTTGCAAAACAAGCAAAGCTACAATTAAAAAAACAAGAGGGTAAAAAAACATGAAGGGTGTAAAGCATTATAAGAAGGACGGTACTGAACATAAAGGCGGTACTCACAAGATGCCTGACGGTTCTTTGCACACTGGTAAAGTTCACAGTAAAACAAGTGTAAAACTTTTTCATGCAAAAGACTTAAGCAAAACCGTACAAGCTAAGTTAAAAAAAAAGTAGTTAAAATGAAAGACGGTGGATTGGCTGCAAGTCAAAAAAGCCTTAAGTCATGGACTAAGCAGGATTGGAGAACTAAGAGTGGTAAACCTTCTACGCAAGGTTCAAAAGCTACAGGAGAACGCTACCTTCCAGCTAATGCTATTACGGCTATGGGTTCTGGGGCATATGCGGCTTCTACAGCTAAAAAAAGAGCAGATACAGCAAAAGGTAAGCAGTTCTCTAAGCAACCTAAAAAAGCGGCTAAAGCTGCCAAGCCGTACAGAAAGATGACATGAAAAACTTAACAGAAAAACAACAGAAATTTATTGATGTTTTATTTGAAGAGGCTCAAGGTAATCCTGTAGAGGCTAAACGTCTTGCTGGTTACGCAGATTCAGTATCTTCTACAAGCATTACAGGTGTGCTTCATGATGAAATTTATGAGGCTACTAAGCGTTACATTGCTGCCTCTGGCACACGTGTTGCTTATGGTATGATGGAAGTGTTTAATGACCCTACTCAACTAGGTAATAAAGAAAAGATAGCAGTAGCTAAAGACTTTCTTGACCGAGCAGGGTTTGTAAAGACAGATAAAATAGAAGTAAAGACTGAAAGTCCTTTGTTTATTTTACCCGCTAAAAATGAAAACTAATAAAACTTGGAGACTACCTCCACCAGAAAAACTAAGTAGTGGTCTTAAATGGTTTCCTGTCGTAAGAGTAGGTAGGGTAGTGCCTTTTGGTTATGAACAAGACCCTAATGACGAAGACATACTATTACCTTTAACTGAAGAATTAGAAACACTAGAGTTAGCAAAAAAACATCTTAAACAATACAGTTACAGGGATGTTGCAATTTGGTTAAGTGAACAAACTGGCAGATCAATCTCTCACGTCGGATTAATGAAAAGAGTAAAACTTGAACGAAAACGTAAGACAGACGCTGAAAATGCACGGTACTACGCCCAACGCTACAAAGAAGCGGAAGCAAAAGCGAAGCGTCTTGAAGAAGAAAGATTCAGTTCAATCAGAAAAGAAACCGAAGACAGTCCCAGCGACAGTACTACCAGAGCCGATTGAAATAGAAAAAGCTCAAGAAGTTATCTTTCGTGCTAATCCCGGACCTCAGACAGACTTTCTTTCTGCTTCAGAACAAGAGGTTTTATACGGAGGAGCAGCAGGTGGTGGTAAATCTTTTGCTATGTTGGCTGACCCTGTTAGGTATTTTAACAATCCTCTCTCTAACAAACTTTTAGTTCGTAGAAGCACAGAAGAATTAAGAGAACTTATTTCTGTTTCAAAGCAACTGTATCCTAGGGCAATTCCGGGAATTAAGTTTTTAGAAAGAGAGAAGACTTGGATAGCCCCTTCTGGTGCATCTCTGTGGTTAAGTTATTTAGATAGGGACGATGATGTACAAAGGTATCAAGGACAAGCTTTTAATTGGATTGGTTTTGACGAACTTACACAATGGCCTACACCTTTTGCTTGGAACTATATGAGGTCACGGTTACGTACTACTAGGAACAGTGGATTAAGTTTATATCAAAGGGGAACTACAAACCCCGGTGGAGCAGGACACCAATGGGTTAAAAAAACCTTTGTAGACCCAGCTCCACACAATACAACCTTTAATGCTACGGACCCAGAAACACAGGAAGTTATAGCTTGGCCTAAAGGTCACTCAAGAGAGGGTGAACCATTATTTCAACGTAGGTTTATTCCTGCTACTTTGTTTGATAATCCTTACCTTTCTGACGATGGTATGTACGAAGCTAACCTTTTATCTCTACCTGAGCATCAACGTAAGCAACTGCTTGAAGGTAACTGGGATGTAAACGAAGGTGCTGCTTTTCCTGAATGGAATCGTAATATTCACGTGGTAGAGCCGTATGAGATACCTAGTAGCTGGGCTAAGTTTAGAGCGTGTGACTATGGATATGGTTCTCATACAGGAGTAGTATGGTTTGCTGTGGCGCCTGACGAGCAACTTGTAGTTTATAGGGAGATGT